TAAAGCAGGTCATGGACTTTCAGTTGGTGATTATATTATATTCACAGGAGTTACAACACCAGGACCAACTACTACTGGATATACAGCAGCAAGTTTTACAACAAATACTTTTGAAGTAATAGCAGTTCCATCATCTGGAACATTTAGAATTACAATGGCTACAGCTGAAACAGGAACTGGAGTTACTGCAGGTGGAACCTTAACTACAACTCCTTATGTATTTATAGGACCTGTTAATCAAACTTATGGTTATGGGTGGGGAACATCTACTTATGGAACAGTTGCATGGGGTGAAGCATCATCATCTCCAACTGTTGTACTATCACCAGCTAATTGGTCGTTTGATAATTTTGGACAAATATTAATTGCAACTATTAAAAACGGTAAAACATATTCTTGGAATCCAGCGGCATCTGGAGCTTTAAATATTAGAGCAACTGTAATAGCAGGAGCCCCAACTAAATCAACTTGCTCAATTGTATCTGATAGAGATAGACATTTAATTTTACTTGGAACTGAGACAACGATTGGAACACCATCAACTCAGGATCCAATGTTTATAAGATTTTCAAACCAAGAAGATTATAATACTTGGTTGCCAACTGCAACAAATACTGCAGGTACATTTAGATTAGACACAGGGAATTATATTGTAGGAGCTGTACAAGGTAAAGATTATATATTTATTTTAACAGATCAAGCAGCTTATGTTATGCAATTTGTTGGACCTCCTTTTGTATTCTCAATTAGACAGGTTGGTACAAACTGCGGATGTATTGGTCAGCATTCAATAGTTTTTGCACAAGGTGCAATCTTCTGGATGGGATTTGGTGGAGGATTCTTTGTCTATGATGGTACAGTCAAACAATTACCTTCATTAGTTGAGGATTATGTATTTACAACAGGTGGAGATAATCCAGGCATAAATTATAATGCTGCAGACATTGTTTATGGTTCTCATAATAGTTTATATAATGAAGTAATTTGGTTTTATCCAACAAATAACTCATCGCAAGTTAATGCATCGGTAGTTTATAACTTCGTTGAAAATACTTGGACTACAATGTCTTTAACTAGGACAACTTATTCAGATGCTCAAACATATGATAAACCATACGCTACAAAATGGGATTCAACTGCTACACCTAACTTTCCAATCATTAATGGTGTAACTAATACATATGGTGCATGTACGTATTATGAACATGAGGTAGGTGTTAATGAAGTAAGTTATACTGGAGTTAAAACAGCCATACCTGCTTACATTGAATCAGGAGACTTTGACTTAGATATAGAAGGAGATGGTCAGTATTTAATGAAGATAAATAGATTTATACCAGACTTTAAAATACTTGATGGAAATGCTAAAGTAACATTATTGTTAATTATATAGATATGGGGTATAAGAACCCTTATGCCTTTAAAAAAGATACCTATAAAAGCTGGATTTAATAAACAAGATACCTCAACTGCCGCAGAAGGTCAGTGGATTGACGGTGATTTTATTCGTTTTCGTTATGGATACCCTGAGAAAATAGGTGGTTGGCAGCAATTAACACCTGAAACATTAGCAGGTGTTGCAAGAGCTCAGCACACATGGACAGATTTAAGTGGAAATAAATATGCAGCAATAGGCACTAATAAAATATTAGCTATTTATTTTGAAGGTGCATTTTACGATATTACGCCACTTGGTACAGCTTTAACTGCATGTACTTATACATCAACAACAGGATCAACTACAGTTACAATAAATAAAGCAGGTCATGGACTTTCAGTTGGTGATTATATTATATTCACAGGAGTTACAACACCAGGACCAACGACTACTGGATATACATCAGCAAATTTTACAACAAATACTTTTGAAGTAATTGCAGTTCCATCTTCATCTACATTTAGAATTACAATGGCTACAGCTGAAACAGGAACTGGAGTTACTGCAGGTGGAACATTAACTACAACTCCTTATGTATTTGTAGGACCTGTTAATCAAACTTATGGTTATGGATGGGGAACATCTACTTATGGTACAGTTGCTTGGGGTGAAGCATCAGCAGCTCCTACCGTTGTGTTATCACCAGCTAATTGGTCGTTTGATAATTTTGGACAAATATTAATTGCAACTATTAAAAACGGTAAAACATATTCTTGGAATCCAGCTGCATCGGGTGCTTTAAATATTAGAGCAACTGTAATAGCAGGAGCCCCAACTAAATCAACTTGCTCAATTGTATCTGATAGAGATAGACATTTAATTTTACTTGGAACTGAAACAACAATTGGAACTCCATCAACACAAGATCCAATGTTTATAAGATTTTCAAACCAAGAAGATTATAATACTTGGTTACCCACTGCAACAAATACTGCAGGTACCTTTAGACTGGATACAGGAAACTATATTGTTGGAGCTGTACAAGGTAAGGATTATATATTTATTTTAACAGATCAAGCAGCTTATGTTATGCAATTTGTTGGACCTCCTTTTGTATTCTCAATTAGACAGGTTGGTACAAACTGCGGATGTATTGGTCAGCATTCAATAGTCTTTGCACAAGGTGCAATATTCTGGATGGGGTTTGGTGGTGGATTCTTTGTCTATGATGGTACAGTTAAACAATTACCATCTCTTGTTGAAGATTATGTATTTACAACAGGTGGAGATAATCCAGGTATTAATTACAATGCAGCAGACATTGTATATGGTTCTCATAATAGTTTATATAATGAAGTAGTTTGGTTTTATCCAACAAACAACTCAACACAGGTTAATGCATCAGTAGTTTATAACTTCGTTGAAAATACTTGGACTACTATGTCTTTAACTAGAACAACTTATTCAGATGCTCAAACATATGATAAACCATACGCTACAAAATGGGACTCAACTGCTACACCTAATTTTCCAATCATTAATGGTGTAACTAATACATATGGTGCATGTACGTATTATGAACATGAGGTTGGCGTTAATGAAGTAAGTTATACTGGAGTTAAAACAGCTATCCCTGCATACATTGAATCAGGAGACTTTGATCTAGATATAGAAGGAGATGGTCAGTATTTAATGAAGATAAATAGATTTATACCAGACTTTAAAATACTTGATGGAAATGCTAAAGTAACATTATTGTTAAGAGATTATCCATCTCAAACACAAAATAGTCAGATGTTGGGACCATACACTGTAACTTCATCTACAACTAAGATAGATACTAGAGCAAGAAATAGATTAATGAGTATTAAAGTAGAAAATGATTCAACAGATGAAAACTGGAGATATGGATTATTTAGAGTAGACATTCAACCTGATGGAAGAAGATAATGGCAAAAATTACAACATACATACCGGAACCAAGTCAAGAGTATTCACCAGATAATCAAAGACAAGTTCTACAAGCACTTGAGACATTAAAAGATCAATTAAACTTTTCTTTTCAAGAAGACTTAAAACAAGATCTACAAAGATTTACTTGGTTTAACATGAGGTTTGGCTGCTAATGAGTTGTGAAAATGTAAATATTGGCAATGGTCAGTTAATTACAATTGGCGGTAATAACGTTGATGCATTCGGAAGATTAAGAGTTTCTAATCCTTTAACTATCTTTGACAGTAAGAACATAATGTCACAGAACACTTTATTTGATCCATCAACTGCAAATGGTGGAAGTGTTACTTATACAGCTAATAAATCTACAGTTAATTTAAATGTAACAGAAGCAGCAGGATCTAAAACAATAAGACAATCTAAAAGAGTCATGTCTTATCAACCTGGTAAATCATTGCTTATTTTTAATACGTTTGTAATGAATACTTTGACTGCAAACTTAAAACAAAAGGTTGGATTATTTGATGCAAATAATGGAATATTTTTTACAGCAGATGGAACAACACTTAAAATAGTAAGACGAACTTATACATCAGGAACTGCTGTTGATACTGAAATATCACAATCTAGTTGGAACGGAGATACTTTAAATGGAACAGGCGCAAGTGGATTTACCCTAAATGCAGCTACATCAAATATATTATTTATTGATATTGAATGGTTAGGTGTTGGATCTGTTAGAGTTGGATTTGTTATTAATGGTCAATTAATTACAGCACATACTTTCTATAATGCTAATAATTTAACAACTGTTTATATGCAAACAGCCAATCTTCCAATTCGTTATGAAATTGAAAGAGCTGGAACACTAACTGCTGGAACTTATACATTACAACAAATATGTTCTTCTTGTATTTCTGAAGGTGGTTATTCTCCACAAGGATTAGAACAAATGATTGGAACAGGAACTGTTAGTGCAGGTGTAAATTTACCTACAGCAAATACTTATTATAATATTGCAACAATTAGAATTAAAACAGGAAGACCTTATGCTGTAATAGTACCAGCTGGAGTAGATGTTTTAAACATATCTAATGGTGATTTTGAATGGGGATTATTTATTAATGCAACACCATCCTCTGCCTTTTCATATTCAAGTTTTAGTGATAATGTAGAATATGATTTAACAACAGTTGATTTAACTGCAACAGGTACAAGAGTTGCTGGTGGATATTTGGGTGGTAAAACTGCTCCATTTACTTTAGGCGGAGATTTTATAGCTTTTGCAAATCAACTTGGACAAACTATTGCAGGCGTGTCTGATACTTTAACATTAGGTGTAAGACCAGGAACAGCTAATGGAGATGTGTCTGGTTTATTAAAATGGTTTGATTTAACATAATGGCAAATTTTTATAAAAACGCATTCTATGATCCAACCACTACTGCAGTGATTGAGGTATACACATGTCCATCAAATGCTAATGCAATCATTCAAAATATACAAATAACTAATGAATCTGGAAGTAAGATATTGAAAGTATCTATTAATGATGATTCAGTATCTACAGTTTATCAAATAGCTTATGCTTCTATTACAGGTCCAACTGTTTGTAATTTAGCAAATGGTCCGATTATTTTAGAAGAAAACGATGTCATAAGACTTGAAAGTTCTGTTACATCTGGTATAAGTGCAACACTAGCAATATTAGAAATAAATAGAGACGATCAAAACGGACAAAATTAAAATGTTTTATTTTTGGCATACAGCAATAGTAATATTATTCTTAGTATTATCATTTTTCATGGGCTACAGACTAGGAAAGAAAAATGTTAATAAGCCAGAAGAAATTAAAAGAAAATGTCCAATGGGATTTAATTAAAATATGGATAAGAAAGAATATCATATAGAGACAGAAACTGTTACAGTAATAAAGAATAAAAAAACAGGATACATCTATAAAGACGAAGAAGAACTTAAAGCTGCAAACGTTGATCCACAAGATATTAGTAGGGATGTTGTAGTTAAGGTTACTAATAAAGGATTAGAAGTATTTAAGAAATTTATGAGTGAAAAATGAAACCTAGAGGTGGTACAGAATTACAGTTTGAGTTTTTAGAAAAATATGTAAGTAAAGATTTACTTGATCAGGTACAAATTTGTACATCTGTTCCAGGTAAAGTTCCTATAGATCCAAATAAAGTAAATATCCTTTGGCAAAAGAATTCATACGATCAACCAAATCTAGCGCCATGGTTTAAAGACAAATCAAATCATAATAAATATGATTGGTATGTATTTAATTCACATTGGAATTATGAAAAATTTAGAATGTATTTTGATGTACCTACTGAAAAATGTATTGTTATAAAGAATGGTGTAATGCCAATTGTTCCTAGAACTAGACATGTAAAAGGTGATCCTATTAAACTTATATTTCATCCAACTCCATGGAGAGGTTTGAATGTAATTCTAGCTGCAATGCAACTTGTTAAAAATCCTCTTATTAGTTTAGATGTTTATTCATCAACTGAAGTATATGGAGATTCTTTTAAACAAGCTAATGATGATGCATATAAAGATTTATACGAACAAGCTAGATCACTTCCTAATGTAAATTACATTGGTTATAAGCCCCATGAATATATAAGAGAGAATTTACATAAATATCATATCTTTGCTTTTCCAAGTATTTGGGAAGAAACATTTTGTATATCAGCGCTTGAGGCAATGGCAGCAGGACTTTATTGTATAACGACTGATTACGGAGCTTTATATGAAACAGGGGCAGAGTTTATTACATACGTTCCATATGAGAAATCATTTACAAGTTTAGCACACAAGTTTGCATTCGCTATTGAACATGCAGCAGATACATTAGATCATCCTGCTATTAGACAACATTTAGATATGCAAATAGATTATACAAATAGATTTTATAACTGGAATAAGATTGGTTATGCATGGACAACTTTTTTAAAAGGAGCAATTAATGCAAGACGCAAGTAGACCTATCTGGTTTAAAAAAGATGATGTTAAGACAAAAAGAGTTATAGAAACAGGTAGTTTTAATTTTAACGATGTAAAACTATTAGTTGCAACTCCAGTTCATTCAGAAGTATCTATTCATTACACAGAATCTTTATTAACCTTACAAGGAATGGGTCATTCATTAGGACTTACAATAGATTTCTTATTATTAAAATCATCATTAGTTACACAAGGTAGAAACTTATGTGTGGCTAACTTTTTAAATAAAAAAGAATACACTCATATGTTGTTTATAGATTCTGATATTTCATTTGATCCATCATCTGTAGTTAAATTATTAAAGTGTGATAAAGATGTTGTTTCAATTCCATATCCAATGAAGACTATAAATTGGAATAAGGTACATGGTAGAGTTCAAGATGATAAAAATATTAGTATAGAAGATTTATCTAGATCAGGATTTACTTATCCAATAAAAGTAGAGGATCAACAAAACATAACAGTTAATAAAGGTGTTATGGAAGTAACACACGCTCCAACTGGATTTATGCTTATTAAAAAAGAAGCTATTTTAAAGATGATTGAGAAATACCCTCATCTTAAAATTAAACAACCAACTATATTAAATGGTGAAACAAAAGACACTGATAATCTATGGAATTTCTTTGATACATGGTTTGATCAAGCAACAAATAAATACTATGGTGAAGACTTTGCATTTTGTCAAAAATTTAGAGATATTGGTGGAAAATGTTATTGTTATGTTGATGATTTTATTACTCATGTTGGAGAGTACTCTTATGAGGGTAAGTTTATTGAAGAATTGATAAACACAAGAAAGATTGACGAATCTAAAGAAATCAAGTAAAGTCTGCTGTTTTCAGGACTTTGTGCCTGCCTTATTAACGATTATTAATTTATGACAATAGCGCGAGCACAAATGAATAGACAATTATACGGAATAGGCAACCTAGTAGAACGTGAGAAATACGGATTAGGTAGTGCACTTAAAAAATTTGCTAAGACATTTATACCAAAAGAACTAGACCCTGTTTTAAAAATAGCGTCTCCTTTCTTAGGACCAGTTTATGGACCTATTGCTGCAGTAGCAGGATCAGCAAGAACTGGTAAAATAAATCCTTTAACTTTAGCAGCTTCAACTTTACCTTATCTTCAATTTGGTGGAGCAGGGGCTACAGGTTTACAATCATTAATACCAACTGGTTATGGTGGATCAGGTGCATTAGGACAATTTCTTCCAGGAGGCGCATTACAATTAGGAGAAAAAGGAACAAGTTTATCAAATGTATTAAGTGATTATATGAAAGTTGGTACACCATCATCTACAGGTAATGTATCTTTTGAAATGGGTCCAGAAGGTTTAAAATTACCAGGAACAACTATTTCTGATGCACTTTCTAATAAACCTATGGGAACTGGAGATTTATTTAAAACTATATTTTCACCTGAAGCTAGTGTTGATTTAGGAACAAGAGCTAAAGCTGCCATGGATTTAACAGGAAGTGCTATTAAAGCAATGTATACAAATCCAGATGGT